AATTAAAGGCTGGTACAGTTTATTCTTTAGCTTCTGTTGCTCATGAAATGGAATTAACTTCTGTAGGGCAATTAGGAATGAAATATACTATTCCTGAAATGATAAATTCTTTTAATGAAAATACATTAAATGATTTAGCTTCTAAAGGACAAGACGTTTTAGGTTGGTTAGAAAATGACCAGCCAATACCTGAATGGCTAAAATCATTTGCTAAGAAAAAGGAATTTGGTCCTGTTATAGATGCAACTATATTAGCATACAATATTAAAACAGCTGATAAATTAGGTGGAAGAAATGTTCCACTTGATATTATGATTGAAAAAGATTCTTCTCAATCTAATGCTATACTCCAAGCGTTTACAATTGGTGATATGTTTGTAGCTAATTCATTAGGTGCTAATCTTTATGAGAACGAAGTTAAAGACGAGTTTAAAAACTTAAGAGAAAAAGCAGCATCAACTGTTACAGATGATGTTATTGCCGCTTTAACAGGTGAGAAAGATGAGGAAATAAAAGAAAGTTTAATTAACTTTTTTGAAAAAGCTAAGAAAGTAACTGGAAGCGCCTTCTCTAAGATTTATGCTCGTGGTATTGTTGTTGCTGGTCTTTATGGTAAGCATCCTTCATTTATGTTTGAAGAAGTAGATGATATGTTAATGGAGTTAAGTCTTAGAGGAATGGGTGCAGAGATAAATACTTTAAAACAAAAGTATGGAGCAGATAATTTCCTTGGTAAGTCTATTACTGCTGCCTTAACAATGTCTTTTTATACGCATATGCCAACTCTTTCTATGTATCAAACAGTTATGAAGAGCCTTGCAGCTGTTAATGCTGCTGCTTATGGACCTACTATATGGAAAACTTATGGTGATCAAGTAATTAATATTGCTTCTCAATATAGTATTCTTACTAACATAGATAAAAAGAGATTAGAAAAACAAGCAATTGATTTTAAAACAAGAGGAAAATATACTCCCGAATCTGGTGGTCAAGCTATTTTGCTTGGTACTGATCCTGAAGGAAATGACCAAGAGTTAATGCCAAGAGCAATAGTTAAAGATATCAGAGCAACAGGAGAAGAAACAGCAAGCTTTAAAAAGAAGAAACGTATTGAAGAAGGTCTTGCTGATACTCCTGAAGGTAGAGAAGATAGAGGATATTATGAAGGTAAAGCTTTTAAAGATGCCTTTGCAGTTGTAACTACTCAGAGTGCTGACTCGTATGTTTGGGCAATGGCAAGCGTTGTTGCTAATGCTCTTATGAAAGCAAAAAAGCCTATGGAAAATTTATCAATCCATGATGCTGTTCTTTCGAACCCTGCTTCTGTAATCCCTTTCCTTATTGCTTATAACAATATTGCTTTACCTCAAATAGCAAAAGAGTCTAAAAAAATGTGGGATGGTTTCTGGGATAATACAATGATAGCTAAAGACGATGCTATTAAAAAAGTAAGAAAAGAAGGAGCTGCTAATATTGGTCGTGAATCTGACTATGCCGCTTTATCAGGTTACTTTGATGAGCTATGGCATTACTCTTATAGCAAACCAGAAGGAGTATTAAGAGGAAGAAAACAAGAAGTAGATAGATATGAAGCTAAACAAAAGAAAAATGCAATAGCATTAAAGATTGCAAAAGAAAATGGTTGGCTTCCTCCTGTTGTTAGTAATACTAATGCTAAGTTTAATACTTGGGTTACACCAAAACAATTTGAAACTCTTATGGATCTTCTAACAGAAATGAATGGTATAAGTTCTAAAAGCTCTAGTGACTTTGGAATATCAGGCTTTAATTTTAAAACTAAAAAGTTTAAAGGCTTTATAGAAGGTTTAGCTGAAATGGTAAATAAACTAAATACTAAAAACGGTGATATCGTTAACACAAGGTAGCAAATTAAAAACCCCCTTAGGAATAAATCCTAAAGGGGTTTTCTTATTTGTCTCCAAGTATTTCAGTAGCTCTTTGTTTAGCCTGTCTTGTAAACTTATTTGATTCTTCTATTGCTTCTTGTCTTGTCTTACCAGCCTTCATCATATCTCTTACTGAAGATTCATTTATAATCCTGAACATTTCGTCATTAATCCTTGGTGTATTAGCATATGCAGGGTTAATTCCATACTGAGCACATAGCTCAATATCAGTAGTGTCTCCTCCAGTGAGGTAATCTAAATTATAATTCTTTCGTTCCATTCTTTTCTCCTTGTTCTACCATTATTAAATGACTAATAACTGAGGCAGAACCTATATGTTCATCATCTCTAAATATCTGTGGGATATTCTTAAAGTTCCTTCCAAAGAAATTCTTAGTATGTTTATCACTAAGCTTTGTTGTACTAAGAACATCCACATATTCAAAGGGTATTCCTGCTGCCTTTAAAGAATCCTTTACAGTATCACAGGCAGAACAATTCTTTCCACCATATACTATTATCATTTACTTGACCTTAAGAACCAGCATAACTTATTTAATCCAACTAAGTAATCACCAATCACTGTTTCAACAGCACCATTCTTAGCAGTCTTATAAATAGATTCACTTGACTGAATCAATTGTTCAATATCCTCATATAATTCAGATATCATCTTGGCTGCAGTAGGATTACCAAACTCACAATCCATTGCTGTTGTCTCACATATAGTACGCAAATCAGCAGGTACTACTATCTTCATTTGCCTTAATAATTCCCCTAGTACATCATGTTGTGCCCATAAATACTCATATACTTCTTGAAATAATTTGTGGTATTCAAAGAAATCAGGACCAACCACATTAAAGTGATACCCATGTGACTTAGTATATACTGTAAAGTTATCTGCAAATAATTCTTTTATTTGTTTGTCAATCATTTTAATAGTCCTTTCGACCTTCGTAATACGTTTAACCAATACTCTATCTGTTGTTCTGATTGTGCTTTCATTTCAATCTGTTCTTCAGTAACTTCTGTTGGGAAATTTTCTAATGCAATATTCAAACGTGTAATATGAACTGCAATAGATTCAAAATTAATTAATGAGTCTACATTCATTTGGTTGTCTCTTCTTTCTGTTGATCTAGGTATACCTTGCTACGCTTGATACTGCTAATCCATACCTTAGGTATAGTAATTACTGCATTAGCCATGTTGTCCTCAGATATTGCTGCTGCTACACTTACTAGTTGTTCTGTTTCTTTAACAATAAAACCCATAGTATGTATTAGAGCAGTATTATGTTCTGTGTCTTGTTCTTCCTTTCCTACTTCTATCCATGAAGAAGAAGCAGTGGCATCATTCCAAGTAATATAAGCGGATGTTAAGAATTTTCTTTTTATCTTAGTCATTAAAATAACTCCGATAAAGTAAGGCTTTCTAATTTATCGTTGGGATTAAGCTTATTCCAAGCTGTTCTCTCTTTGTAGTATGCCTTGAGTACCTTTTCTCTTTCTTTTGCTACCTCAACTATACTAATATAATCATCTCTAAAAGCAGTTAAACTATCAACTAAAATATTTAATTTATTTATTCTATCATTAATAGCTTTTGTTGTAGGAGTATACATATAGAAATCTAAAGATACTTTTCTATTACAATCAGAGATATCTATTGAAGCACTAAGATCACTTCGTTCTAAAGTAATAGTTGTTTCTATAGCAGCCAGTCCGTCATCCTTGTTTAAGAACTTCCTCTTGTGATACTTTATTTCCTGTAATTTAGGTTTAATAGGTTTCTTCATAATGTTCCTGTAAGTAAGTGGAATTAAAGAGGGGACCACGAAGTCCCCTTGCTGTAATATATATTTAAAGTGGCGACAGTGATCCACTCGAAAGGAGAATAAGAATAAATCTTTTCCTTTAGAGCAGAGCTGTTAAGTCATTGATTGATAAGAATTAAATCTCACAACCATTAGCAGTACAAGCTAGTGTCTGAGCACCTTCTACGTTATCTTTGTACTCAATAAAGTCTTCCCATTTAATCTCTGGCATTTCTTGGGCTAATTTATGGTAAGTATATTGATCACAATCCTCGTAAGGAGCTTGTTGATATGTTCCTCCGTCATCAGGAAGGAAGGATATACCTGTACACTCATCAAAGTGTTCCCATACCCATGCTCCTACCTCCATCCACTCATGGTCTTTAACCGAGATAGTAACTGAAGGCTTATGCTCACACCAGTGTCTCTGATATGCTAACCAGATATTAAGATGCTGAATAGCAGTAAGATCTTTCCTAGTATAACCAGAAGATTTCTGTGGGAAAGAAAAGATAACTGTCTGGTCAGGCTTCATAAAGCAACGTTCATTAGGTACACCTTGCTCAATTAAGAACTGAGTTAAAGGGTCTTTAATGTCTTGTCTAACCCTACGGATATAATAAGGAGCGTGACCAGCATGAATACCTGAAGAAGTCTGAGTGAGTTGGCTCACAGTACCCTCAGGTTTGACGCAGGTGATTGCCGCACTACGACTAATACCCAAGGTATCAGCCCACTTAGCATTGGTCTCTCGTGCTACTTCTCGTAGACCTGATAGTAGTGTTTCTAAGTCAACACCTTCGCCTCTCAATAAAGAATTATCTAGAATACCTGTCATTGATACTCCTAGTAACCTCTCCTCAGCAGTATGCTTAGTCCAGATATCTCTGAGATAAGGTAACTTAGTTAATGTAGACTGAAATGTACCCATAATAGTAGCTAGTTCTACCTTGTCAGCTAAGTCTGCAATAGTATCATCTGGTTCTACAATTACTGTCGAAAGATTACAGAACTGATACGGCTTAAGGATAATCTCACTACAAGGATTCGTACCATACTCCACATTAAAATCTCTAAAACCATATTTCGCAGCTTGCTTTTGAGATGCTTCACGATTAAATATTCCTCTCTCACCTGAATGTGAATTATAAATGTCAAGCCATTCCTTCATGAACTCTCCGATAGAAGGCTTATGTGAATATACTGCTGAGTTGTTTGCTAATGCCCTTTCAGCATGATTCTCCCACCAAGCTCCAGCCTTAGCAGTAGCATGATCATAAGAACCTAAGTCTCCTAAAGAAATCATAGCTGATCTACGAACACCACCAACAACAACTACCTCTCCAATCTTACACATGATATCATGGCATTCAATAGGGGTTAATTTTCTTCCTTGAGCGTTCTTAAACTTGTTAATGGTATATTCAAACAAGCTAACCAAAGGAGCTGGACCTGAAGCTCTTCCTCCAAATGTCTTTAAAGGAGTACCAGCAGGGCGCACTAAGGATACATCCCATTGTGAGATAACACCAACATATAGACGAGCAATTAATAAACGATAAGCTTCACACCAACCTTCTTTAGAATCTTCTACAGTAATAACTTTACTAGGAAGAATAGTCTTTCCAAACTCTAGTAATTCAGGTACAACTGGTAGTTCATTTACATACTTCTCTTCACAAGAGAATCCTACACCAGTACCACATAACAGAATATACATAGCCTCATCAAAGCTGCGTGCATTATCTATAGGAAGATAAGAACAATTATATGCTGCTACATTGGTACGCTTGAGTGCTTCTCCAGCAGTCATAACACTACGCATACTAGGTAGTACTTTCAAGTTAGTAATAGCAGTAGTTAATGTGTTCCATACTGGATGGTCAGCAGGTAATTTATGTGCTAACTGTTCTTGAAAGAACTTAATCCATCTTCCTGAAGTCTCTTCCCAGTTTTCCCTACGAGAAACCTCAGGTAGATAGCGTGCATAGCGTGACTTAGCGATAAATTCTTGGTATTGATTCATTTATTTTCCTTAACAAAAGAAGTATTCAGAGTTAAAAACATCATTGATATCTAGATCACCTAAAGAAGGTTGAGCATAAGTAAAAGATTCTTTATGCTTCATTAAGTTGTCCTGTAGTATATCAAAGAAGTTACTATAATTGTATTGTATTACGAATTGTTTCTTGGTAATTTCTTGGAGTCTCTTAACATCATTAGCATGAGTAGAGAAACTATCGTGAACAGCCCCAAAGTTATCACTAAAAGAACAAATGACGTTTGCCATATGAGAAGCATCATAGCTGTGAACGAGGTTAGGACTGATACCACTAGCAAAAGATCTTCTACACGGAACCTTCTCATGGGTTTCCCTATGCCTAACATCAACTTTAACGATGTGAGAGATTGATTTATTGTTGTTGACACCTTTGATAGTGCCTTGATAACGTCTTTCATGTTGTAAATATACCTTATATTTTACTGGGAATCCAGAAGGAGTGACCCATTCCATCCCATGTTCTCCACAGTTAAGCTCATGTTCAGCTATCTTCTGTAGATACTTAGTTGTTTTAAGTGGACCAGCGCAGACTGCGTTGATTGCTTTAATTAAATTTCCTGCTAGTAAATCAGTATCATCTTCTGTGATATTGTATTTACTTGTGTATCCTTCTACGTGACAATCATCATACATATTAGATTGTATTTTCTTTTTACCTGCTGAGTATGCTCTTGTCATAGAACCTCTCTTAGCAATACCCTTACGGATATGTTTCATAGGCATATTACGAGTTTCAAACCAGTCAGGCATCAGCTCAATAAGTGAATTAGCAACTGCCACATAGAAATCTTTTTGAATAGGAGTAGGAGTCAGCGATACTAATGCTCCAGCTTGTTTATCTTTAGATATAGCTGCAAGGTGCTGCCATCCATTGTTACTACCATCAATAGGGATGGGTAGTCCTGATAAGAATGGTTGACCAGTGATTAAGGATAAATGATATTCAGCTATTTCAATACAACAAGCTAAATAAGATACTGGTTTCTCTGCATCAGGGAATAATTGTTTTTGTAATCCAGCTAATCTAATTAAATCGAGATTGTGAATTGTCCAATTAGCTCTGTCAGGTAAAGACATTTTATCGACTGATATAGTATCCAATTGTTCAGCATTAAGATAAGAAATATAATCAGTTGTAGTCCAAGTAAGCCCTTTAAGTTCTTCCAAAGTAAAAGACTGGTTAAAACAAGTTGCTGTATGAATATAAAGCCAATGAAGACCATCATCACTTAATTCCTTTTTAGTATTAAATAAATAAAGACCACGAGCTAGATCACTACCTTGGAATTCCATAAAGGATTCTGCATAGTATATCCTACCTCTGTAATCACAAGATACTTCTTGGTAGAAAGGTAATCCATAAGCTGCAATGGTATCTGCTTTCTTTATTACTTGGTCGAATTCAAATAGCTTAGACAAAGCTCTTTGTATTCTTGGGTCTTTCTTTCTTAAGAACTTAGTACCATCTGTATGCCAGAACTGTTTCTTGGTAGGTAGTTGATCATCTTCCCAGTGAATATTATATTTAAACACCTCACCATTACGATCAACAACATCAATAGTATCAGTAACAAACTCATGACGATTCTTCTTAAGAGCTTCAAGAACACTCTTATTAATTTCCCATGGTTGTTGTCTGAGATTCTCCATTGCTTGTATGAATGGTTTATCTAGATATTCATTAAATAGTTTTCTGTTATTCCACCCCTTAATATAGGGTTCTCTGGTAACACCTGAGATTAATCCTGTAATAGGATTAGGCTTATCAAAGATAGTGCCTTTAAGAACTGGTTGTATATTTAATGGTTGATTAATAACAGACACAACATAAGGAGCTTTACGACCATCATACTCCCTAAAGATATCTATAAGATTATCTTGTAAGAAGGATTCAAGTATAAGGTCTCCTATACCTAATGTAATAGCAGGATCTGTTTCATCTTGATCTATCTGTCTACAAATATTAACTCCTATTTGTATTGATACATTAGTTAATTTAACATATGACTTTAGAGAACCACCCTTAGTTACTCTTGCAGGAGCAGAGCAATAATTTAAAACAGTATCCCAAGATTCTGCTATAAACTTTTCTAAGTGTGACCCCCATTCTGGGTATGCCTTTAATATCTTAGCACCCTTATTGTAAGCCTTATCAGAGTCTAGGATTACTCTACCTATCTTTTCCGATAAATAAGAGACTGGATTCATTATTAACCTTTCGAAGTTAAAGTAAAATTATAACATGAAATTTAATTTTACGCTGCAATATCGAAGTCTAGAATACTACCTACTTCATTTAACCGACCAGTCTCAGTGTTATATATGGTAGAACCACAATCACCTGTATGACCAGTAAATCGAGACTTTAATACTCTGAGTTTAATTGTATTTCTTTCGGTGTCAGAGTCAGCAATCATATTACGAGCAAAGGCTACAATATCAAAGGAGATTTGTTTAATAGAACCTGAACCTTTAATATCATCAATAGAAGGCAAGTGACCTTCTTCAAATGGTCTTTCTCCTTTACGCAAGTGAGAGATAATACCTAACCAGATGTTATGCTTCTTAGTAATCTTAAGTAGATCACTCATAATAGAATCAACTGCTTCGTTACCTGTCTTTCCTTTAGCACCTTCAGATACAGCAATAGTGATGTGATCAAGGATTAAATACTTAC